TTGTTAGATCAATCGCAGCATTACTGGCTATATTCGCATTATCTATTGCCCCAGCATTAACAACGATATTTGTACCATTACTAGATACTGTTACATCTCCTAAATTTCCATCATTAAAAGTTCCCTGTGGCCCTGCTGTTTTTACAGTGACAATACGGGTTTCTCCGTTTACCGTAACTGTATTTTTTGTAGTTGTAACATTAACTGAAGTCATGCGGTGTATCCTTCACTTACATATATAGTACCTTCTAAATAATATTCTTTCGACCCTGAAGAATCAGTTAATAACACATCGTATTTTAAAACCTCTGGAGTAAATGTAGCTGTCTGTGTATCTGTCAACGCTATAGAAATAGAACCAGCAGACCTATCGGTATAAGTAACAGAAAAATCTGCATATTTTGTGGTGCGTGTTTCATCCCAAACCTGTGCTTCTACTGTATATCCTGTTAAATTTATAGCTGCATCATTTCCATCTTTAAATAACAAAGGGATACTATGATCTGATCTACGCTGTAACGTAAAATTATATGTACCAGGTTGGATTGCCATAGTTTTTAATTAGTATTTTTTTGTACTACGAAAATGGTAAAGAAAGAACCCGCATTTATCTTTGTTCTATTTCCTGTTCCAGTATCACCATTTCTAACTTCTACAACTACACGGATTGTATCATTTGCACTATAGAATTTATTACCTCCTTCATTTTGAAAATTCTCCGTTAAAGTAACGGTAGTAGGGCTAGAAAGTCCACTAGGTTCTGGTATAAAGTCACGAGAGGTTCCGTTTTCTATAATTCTCATTCTATATATAACTTTACTAGCGTTATTTGACATCTTTGAAAAACTCAAACTATAAGCAAAAAAGAACATACAATTATTTGAAGGAATTGTAAAAGTCTTATCTAAACCTGTTGCACCAAAACTTGTAGTTCCGGTAGGTCTATTAAAATTACTATTTTGTCTGTCGTGTATTACAAATTTAAATGCAGTATCTATTCCTGTTAAAGCAGCTCCATTTATAGCAGGTAAAGCTCCAGTTAATTTAGACGCAGAAAGAGATGTTATACGAGCGTCAGCAACAGTACCAATTAAATTTCCTGCTGGTATATTTGTAAGAGAGGCACCTGAACCACTAAATGTTCCAGCAGTACAAGTTCCAGTAACAGCTAAAGAACTTAATGTTCCTACTGATGTAAGACTAGAAGCTGTAACACCATTCGCAAGTGTATTGCCAGTTAAGTTAGCAGCACCAACTGTAGGTGCTCCAAAAGTAAGCGTTCCAGATCCATTTGTGATTATTGCCTGTCCACTTGTGCCATCTGCTGGAGGTAAAGTAAGTACAACATTATTAGAAATTGAATCAGCAGCCCTTAACTCTACATAACTATTACCATTATTTGTTGCTTCATTTAATCTTATTTTTGCACCATCTGTAGCATTTCCTGAAAACTCTGTAGCTGTTGAATTTACAGTAAGTTTTTTAGTACCATCTGCTGTTATTCCAAGAACATTAGAGCTTGGTTTAAATAAACCAGTACCACTATCGCCAACAGTCAAAGCTGGTGCTGATACTGAACCAGTGGGTAATTGCAGAACACCTGTTAGGGTTCCGCCTGTCTTAGGAAGTAAACCTAAATTATCCTCATCTAAATTTCCTACAGGATAAAAGAAAGCAGCAGCATTTCCAGTTGTAGGATCAGCCTGATTTCCTCCACTAGATTTTCTAATTAATAATTTACCAGTATCTGAATCAGCTAAAAACTCACAAGGTTCGATTGTACCAGCTTGATCTCTTTGTCCAAAGTTATGAGTAGCAACAGTTTTTAAAGTGTTTTCAATGTCTAGTCTTACAACCTGACCAGAAGCATTATCTATATTTTTACTACCAGCTTGAGCCATTTAAAAAAATACTTTCCTCTATATTACACCCCTTTACCATAACCGACAGCTTGGAATGTAAATTGTTTAGCAGGATTAACAGGATTATTAGAACTATCTAATATTTTTATATTAAATCCTGTACCTGAAACATTAGATAAAACAAAATAATCTCCTGCTGCTGCACCTACTATTGTTATGCCAACAGAAGGTAAAAAAGCGTTTGCACCTCCTTGTGTTGTAGAAATTCCAGCAAAAAATGGTTTACCAAAGGTAACGTCTAAACCTGAAGTAGAAGAACTAGATGTTAAAGGTGCTGTAGATGTGCTTCCTCCACTTACATAACTTCTTTCAGTCCTAGATTCAAAATTTGCTTTGATTCCTAGTTGCTGTACAGATATATTATGAGCAACACTTTCAGAACTTAAATTCATTCTAAATTGAAAACCTCTTCCCTTAAATGTTCCATTTACAAATGTATTAAACGGTTTATTAGCAAAATCTGAATCCTGATAAGTTGGAACACCATTTACCGTATTAGCTGGAGCAGTGCTTGTTGCTCTTACTGCGAGTGAAGCATTAACATCATTAACTTTTGGACCGTCAAAATCGCCATTAGGTGCATAGTTATCCCACAAAGTTCCGTCTGGTATTAAGGTGTCTATTGTATTAACAAAAGCAAACGTACAGTTAGATGATGAAATTGCATTTCCAGTAGCAAGAAATTGGAAAGTAGTAGTCGTTACTGCTTTAATTTCAAACACTCCATTAGTAGCTTCACCTGTTACTGCAACAAAGTTAATGTAATCACCAACTGATCTTCCATGAGCAGAACTTGTTGTTATTTCTATAACAGTTTGACTTTGACCAGAAATAGTGGCTGTTGTTCTTACATAAGTTGCAGTTATAGTTTGACCTCCTTCTGCAAATCCTACAGCTTGTATTAACCTTTTTACATTTAGAGAAAATACAGCACCTAAATCTAAAATATCAGCAAAAGTATAAGTGCCTGTAAGATTATTAGATGGGTTTGATAATTGTAAAGCACCTCCCACTATAGATACATTATTTTTATCTCCTCCAAAAGCTGTAGGGTCTGTATCTTCTCTATCTTCAAATATTTGTTGACTGTCTATTAAATCAGGCTCATCTAATATAATAGAAGTTTCTCCAAGGCTAAATATACCTTGGTCATCTCTAAATTTTAAAATATACTCTCCTTCCATACTTGGCACCATTGCTTCTGTAGTATTACCAGCTAACGCTTCAACTAAATCGAGAGAATCTTGAAAAGTACCAGTACCATCAGTTTTATTTGAATGTCTTACATAAACTTTTCCACCATGAATTACATCTGCGTTTACAGATTCCGACCACCTAAGTCGTACAAGTTTATTACTAATAGGTTCTAATGTTAAGTTCTGTACATCATCAGGTGGTTCAGTTTTACCAACAGCATTAAAAGTTAAATTAGATGAAGTAGTTGATATTTTTAAAGCTGCATTAAATGAAAATACCTTAAACTCATAAGTACCTTTTTGTGAATTTATAATTTCAAAATCAGGTCTAAACACAACTTCACTAACAAAATTTGAATTATTAAATCTATATTGCACTAAATATTGCGTAACACCTGTCACAGGTTTCCAAGATAATAATATTTTTGAAATAGCTAAAGCATTTACTACAACTATAATTTCTTTTGGTTCACCTAATTCATTCGTAACTTTTAAATTAGATGGTGGGTTTACTGGTTGATTAAGAAGAGAAACATTACGATCAGGCAAAGTTATGTTTACATTTTCACTGTCAATAGTTGCATATTTATCTGGTAGATAAGTTAAAGCTGTTATTGCATAATTTATACCATCTTGTTCTTCAACTGTTATTACTCTAAAAGTTTGATGAAATGAAGTCGATTTATGTAACAACCATATACTATTTACATTAGGTGTCTGTGATAGTGCTGAATCTAAATGTATAACAGAGCCTTGAATACCCTGTGCCGAAGATACGTCTTTTGTTTCCAGCGTTCCATTAGGTAACATGACGCTGCATTTATGGTCAGTACCGCTACCCATAAACCCACTTAAATCTTGAGTGTTATCAACAGTTATTTGAGTTTTTGCAGTATTTACAGACTTAATTCTTCCTGCTCTTCTAGCCCCGCTTCTTACTGGATCGTTAATTCTAATTACGCTACCAGGTCTAACAATAGCTCCCGCATCAATAGAGGTAGTAAAAGTGACAATTTCAGACTCCTGTTGCTCACTAAATAATATTGCTTTACCTAATCTAAACGCCTGGCCTCTTGATGTACAGGCAAAAGCTTTTACATCTTTTTTTACAATACCTAACTTTGCTATAGCAGCAGCATCTTCTACAACTTCATAATCTATTTCCCGACTATCCATATTAAAATAGCTCACAGAAATTACTGAATGTCTTTGTTTTAAGCTACTGCCAGAATATGAAAAACCGCTTTCACCTACATTTGCCAAGCTAAACAGATAACTTGGATCTGTTGGACTATCTTGCGTAATAGTTATTGAACCTGTTTGCCATATAGGAAAAGCTCTCATAACACCAGTTAATTCATTAATTAAGGTATAAGCTTCTGTTGTTCCCTGTATATTTACATTGCAACTAAATCTAGCCTCAGAACCGCCTCTTAGATCATCCACCTCTTCATTAGCGTATTTACTAGCTGTCACTAAACTAAACAAATCAACATTTTCATATAAATCTGCATCGCTTGGATTTTGTGGATTAAAATTAGGAGCAATGTGCGTTCCAAAACCGTATCTTTCAGTAGTTAAAAGATCAAGAAGTATCATTGCAGGACATGAACACCAAACAGCAGCACCCATAGTTCCATTGAATATATAATTAGGTGGATAAATAATTCTTCCTGTTTGCAAATCAACAGTTGGTGTTCTTGAAGCTACACTTCCACCTCCTGACCCTGTTCCTGGTATTCTTACTTTTACTCCACGAATACGGAAAGCTCTTTTAGGAATAGAACTAAACTGTTCAGCATCTAATCTTAAACTTGTGTAGGCACTATTCAAATATCTTTGTTTATCATCAATAATTTCACCAATACTTGTCCAACTAAACTCATCTTTTAAATTATCAGATGTACTATCCTTAGTTAATCTAACAACTCTAATATTTATGGGAAATGCCGTTCCTAAATCTATTTTAGTTCTATCAAAATTTACACGATATTCTTTTTGGTACTCATCAGCAGTACGGCCTGTGATTGTATCAGGTGGAAAAGCATTAGTAAAATTTCCGTTATTATACTGAATTTGTACTTTTAATTTAACAGAGGAACCAAGTAAATCTCCTTGATCTGTAGCCTTTTGCAGTTGTGGAAATGTTATTGTTACCTTTGCAGCATCAACATTAGTATCTGTTATCTGACGAGTGACAGCATTTGCTTCCCCAGAAGCCACCGTTCCCGCGGGATTTTGAGGCTTTGCACCAACAGGAAAAGTTCTTTCACTACCTACAATTCCAGGAATATGTTGTTGGTTTCCTGTACCTTCTTTAAATGTAAAACCTACATTTTGAAAGTTAAAGTCTCCTGCTCCAGGATTAGTATTACTGACATTAGAGTTAAGAATAGGAGTATCGTTTAAAAATACATCTTTCAATGCTGCGTTGTTATAAGCTGTAGTTCCTTTTGTCAGACCTGCTTTTGATGGAGTTGCAAAACCTTCTATTTCACCTTCAGACAATAAATCTTGAATCGTAGCAAATTGTCTACTGTTTAAAGTATCAGGTGCTCTTGTTGGAGTGGGTGGAGTTGGAGGTGAACCACCAGAACCTCTAATAATCTTATTTGTCATCCTGTTACCTGATTAGTGTCAATACCAGCAGAAATTACAACTGATCCTGTTACTATCTCACCATAGACTATTGGATGGGAAGTACCAGCCCTAGATGTGTTTTGAATACCAGAAAAGCTAAATGATATTCTTGGATCTTCTTCATTAGTAAATTCTTTTGGCTGAGGCAACGGGAATAACATATCTGATACTCCGCTTAAAATTAAGGCAGAGCCTATACCAAAAGCAGCTTTAGCTCCTAAACTAGCTGTTGCAAAACTTGCTCCAAATCCTTTACCAAAAGTCAAAGCATTAGTAAAAACACCGCCTACCCCAAAAGATAAAGCTACTAATACACCGCCTAATAATATTTTTCCAAAGCTTCCACCAGCACCAGTAATAACAGGCACAATACTTATATTAGATTGTCCTATTGGATCGTGTATCTCAGTCTCATCAATATCATAATTTCCAACAAGCACTTGATAATATCTATCAGCCATATGTGCTTCTAATTTTGGAAAGTTATTTATTAAAAAACTTATAGC